CTGTATTCCCCTACCTAAATGACATAATGAAGCAGAACCAACGCTTCTTTAGAATTGAAGAGTTGACACACGGTAATAAGAAGAAGACAGACAGGATCGTGTGGGCGCTACAGGGCCGTATAGAACACGGTAACTTATCACTAAACAAAGGCAAGTGGAATGCTCAGTTCCTAGATGAGCTGTTTCAGTTCCCTAATCCATTAGTCCATGATGACTTGATAGATGCGTTGGCGTACATAGACCAGTTAGCTAAGGTTGCCTACGCTATAGACTATGAAGAAGATGACTACGAATACTTAGATAAATACGCAGGGTATTAACTATGTTAGAGAATGAAGATAGCTATACAATAGAGCAGTCCCTAGAAGGCTGGGTAATGGACAAGTGCGATAACTGGCGCGACCATTACGAAGCTAACTACGCTGAGAAGTTTGACGAATACTACCGTTTATGGCGTGGTCAGTGGGCAGCAGAAGACCAGACACGACAGTCTGAACGCTCTAAGATTATATCTCCTGCACTACAACAGGCTGTTGAGTCTTCTGTAGCAGAGCTAGAGGAAGCTACCTTTGGCCGTGGTAAGTGGTTTGACATTAGAGATGATTACAGAGATCAAGACAAGCAAGACATTGCTATGCTACGATCTGCTCTTGATGAAGACTTTAAAAAGAATAAGGTTAGGAAAGCAGTAGCAGAGTGTTTGATTAACGCTGCTGTATTTGGTACAGGTATTGCGGAAGTAGTCCTAGAAGAAGAAAAAGAGATGACTCCTGCTACACAGCCTGTCATGGGCGGTGAGCTAACAGCAGTAGGCGTGAACATACAAGACCGTACCTGTATTAAGCTACGTCCTGTCATGCCACAGAACTTCCTGATTGACCCTGTAGCTACTGACATTGACTCAGCATTAGGCTGTGCAGTAGACGAGTTTGTTTCTACACACTTGGTAGAGCAGTTACAGGAGAAAGGTGTATACAGAGACGAGCCAGTTAGCGAAGCAGCTCCAGACTTTAACATTGAGCCTGACCAAGACCTGACTACCTTCTCAGAGGACAAGGTTAGACTGACTAAATACTACGGACTGGTTCCACGACACCTGCTAACAGACGCACAGAATGATTCAGATGCTGAGGAAGAAGTAGTAGAGTTGTCAGGAGAGTCAGAAGACGAAAGCTACTACGTAGAGGCTATGGTTGTTATTGCTAACAGTGGTACATTGCTGAAGGCAGAAGCTAACCCCTACATGATGCAGGATCGTCCTATCGTGGCATTCCCGTGGGATGTTGTTCCTAGCCGCTTCTGGGGTCGTGGTGTATGTGAAAAAGGCTATAACTCACAGAAAGCTCTTGACACGGAACTACGCGCACGTATTGATGCTCTTGCGCTAACTATCCACCCTATGATGGCTATGGACGCAAGTCGTATGCCCCGTGGTGCAAAGCCAGAGATAAGACCGGGAAAAATTATATTAACTAACGGTGCGCCTTCTGAGGTGCTACAGCCATTTAACTTTGGCAACGTAAGTCAGGTGACATTTTCTCAAGCACAAGCTCTACAGACTATGGTACAAACGGCAACGGGCGCTATTGATAGTGCTGGTATCGCTGGTTCTATCAACGGAGACGCTACTGCTGCTGGTGTTTCTATGTCGCTTAGCGCTATCATCAAGCGTCATAAGCGTACCCTGATTAACTTCCAAGAGTCTTTTATCATTCCTTTCGTACAGAAGGCTGCGTGGCGCTACATGCAGTTTGAGCCTGAGCTATACCCAGCAGCAGACTACAAGTTCCACACTACTAGCTCACTAGGCATTGTAGCCCGTGAGTATGAAGTCACTCAGCTAGTACAGCTTCTACAAACCATGTCACCAGACACACCAATGTATCCTAAGCTGGTAACGTCTATCATTGACAACATGAACCTTGCTAACCGTGAAGAGTTGATTGCATTGCTAGACCAAGCTAATCAGCCTAACCCAGAAGCACAACAGGCTCAACAGGCAGCACAGCAAGCACAGATGGCGTTCCAAGCATCACAGACTGCTGCACTCAATGGACAGGCTCAAGAGTCACAAGCTAGAGCGCAGAAGATTGCTATGGAAGCACAGATACTACCGCAGGAGCTGGAGATTGATCGTATTAAAGCTGTCACTACTAACCTCAAGGATGGTGACGCAGACGATAAAGAGTTCCAGAAACGTCTTAAAATATCAGAACAGTTACTTAAAGAGCGTGAGATAGCCGTCAAGGAAGGAGCAGCAAATGGTTAGTAATAGAGACTTTGAAAACGTAGTAGCTCAAGTAAATGTAAAGTTTGAGGAACTATTTAATAAGATTGTACAGCTTGAGAAACAAATAGCTGAGAATACAGGAGCAGAGAAGAATGGCAAAAGTAAAAGACCCAAGACTAGCTAGGGCAGGAGTAAGTGGTTATAACAAACCAAAGCGTACCCCTAACCATCCGAAGAAAAGCCATGTTGTTGTGGCAAAGGAAGGTGACAAAGTTAAGACGATTAGGTTTGGAGAACAGGGGGCAAGCACAGCAGGTAAACCCAAGGCGGGTGAATCTGCTCGTATGAAGGCTAAACGTGCTAGCTTCAAAGCTCGACACGGTAAGAACATAGCTAAGGGCAAAATGTCTGCGGCATATTGGGCAAATAAAACTAAATGGTAGACACAAGGAAAACAACATGGTTGCAAAGAAAACACCAAAAACTGCAAACTTAGTAAAAGCAAACTCTAAGAGAATAACTGAAAAAGCAAAAAAAGCTTCTGGCCCAAAAACCTTAGCGCAGAGAATAGCTAGTGGTGATGGTTATGATATGAAAACTGGCAAGTGGGTTCCAAACGCATACCCGACACTAGAAAGCAAAATTGCAAAAGCTCTTAAAAATAAGAAAACAACTAAAAAAGCAACTAGAGCAGGTAAGCGGTAATACAGTTATACGACACTTTAATGTAGGAGAAGATTATGCCATACGGTAAAGGTACATACGGTAGTAAAGTAGGTAGACCCCCTAAGAAGAAGACAGCAGTAAAAGCTAAACGCGCTCGTCAGATGCCAATGTCTGATAAGCAAGCTAAAGCAGCTATTGCAGCTTTAAAGAAAGACGCTGCAAAGAAAAAGAAGAAGAAGAAGTAACATGCCAGCCAAAAAGTCTACAGTAAACAAAGCAGGTAACTATACTAAGCCTACTATGCGTAAGAACTTGTTTAATAGTATTAAGCGAGGAACTAAAGGTGGCAAGGCTGGTCAATGGTCTGCTAGGAAAGCTCAGATGTTAGCCAAGGAGTACAAGGCTAAAGGTGGAGGCTATAAGTAATGGCACTTAAGGAATCTCAAAAGTCTCTAAAGAAGTGGACAAAGCAGAAGTGGCGTACACCCTCCGGTAAACCTAGTGGCAAGACTGGAGAAGTGTATGCGCCTTCTAAGACAATTAGTAAGTTAAAGTCTACAGCAGCAGGTAAGAAGAAACTAGCGGCTGCTAATGCTAAGAAGAGAACAGCCACGGCTAAGGGTAAACAACACGCCAGCCACGGACTGCATAAAAAAAGAAATAAAGCTTGACTTTCTTATGCTTTTATGTTATAATAATCAGGTACACTGTCCTTATAGGAGAAACAGATGACTGATAAAGAGCTAGAACAGTATTACTTTGAACTACAGAAGATGTTTAGAACTAAGGGCTGGAAGTCTTTTATAGAAGATATGAAGGACAATGCTCAGGTTGTAGACTCCGTAGAGTACACCAGAGATGATAAGGACTTATACTACCGCAAAGGTCAGCTTGCTGTCATTGCTAATATCCTTAACCTAGAAGACTCTATACTGTCAGCTCAAGAAGAACATGAGGTAGTCCACTAATGGCTATCTTATTTGATTTCACCTGCGAAGATGGTCATATCAACGAACACTTCGTATCTAGCGAGACCACAACGGTTGAATGTAAAACCTGTGGCAAACTTGCTACTAAAGTTGTATCAGCGCCTCGTGTACACCTTGACCCGCTTTCTGGGGATTTTCCTGGAGCTACATATAAGTGGGCTAAGGCGCGAGACCAGAAGTTACAACAAGAGCGTAAGGCTAACTCCTAACCGAATCCTTACATAATACACCTCCATAATGAGAA